GCGGTATCAGCAGATGCAACACAAATTGACCCAACTGCATAATCAGTAAGTTAGTTATAATTAAGAGCATCCTTTATAGGGTGCTTTTTTTTGTTTTTACAAATTAGTCTTATTTATACGTTATATAATTGATGATACTTTTAATACCACAAGCTACCAATAGATTTACAATTATACCAAGAGAGTATGTAACAAATGCTTATATGACTTTAAGAGATGATAGTACAAATGTTATTGTAGATTATACACTTGTACCAAGAGTTGGTGGTGTTGGTAATATTGAAATTGATAATGATACTTACATTATATATGGTACTGAATATGTAAATTTAGTTGAGGGTCATTTTTATGATTTAACAATTTATACAGATGCAACAAAAGTTTCTGTAATATATAGAGATAGAGCATTTTGCACCGAACAAAAAGATGCAATACAAGTTGATAATGATTTTTACAAAATAAATAAAGACCAATACACCACATATAATGGTAGCAATAATGATTACATTGTAATATGAGAAAAAGAAACGAAAAGGGACAATTTGCAAAGGCATCTAAATCTTCTGAATTTGGCTTTGTTAATTTAAGTACATATACATCACCAGAGGTAAAAGAAGTTAATGGTGAAGATTGGATTAGCTATGGTGCAGATAACAACTATTTTCAATTTCTTATAGACCGCTATAATGGTTCACCAACAAACAATGCTGCTATTAATGGAATTAGCCAAGCAATCTATGGTAAGGGTTTAAATGCTACAGATAGCAACAGAAAGCCTAATGAGTATGCACAGATGGTTTCTTTGTTTAGAAAAGATGTTGTAAGAAGATGTTGTTATGATTTAAAGTTAATGGGACAAGCTGCTATTCAAGTTATATACTCAAAAGATAGGAGCAAGATTGTTCAACTTGAGCATATGCCTATCGAGACTTTAAGAGCAGAAAAATGTAATGAAGATGGTGTTGTACCAGCATATTACTATTATAATGATTGGGCAAACATAAAAAGAACTGATGACCCTTTAAGAATACCAGCTTTTGGTATGTCTAAAGAAAGCATAGAAATATACTACATCAAACCTTATAAGAGTGGTTTCTATTATTACTCACCTGTAGACTATCAAGGTGGTTTACAGTACGCAGAACTTGAAGAAGAAATATCTAACTTTCATATAAATAATGTCAGAAATTCTTTGATGCCTAGTATGCTCATAAATTTCAATAATGGTACTCCTAACCAACAAGAAAGACAATTAATAGAAACCAAGATAGCACAAAAATTCCAATCCACGAGTAATGCTGGAAAATTCATACTTGCTTTTAATGACAATAAAGAAAGTCAAGCAGAAATAACACCAGTACAATTAAGTGATGCTCACAATCAATATCAATTTTTGTCCGAGGAAAGTACTCAAAAAATCCAAATTGCCCATAGGGTGGTCTCACCTTTTTTATTAGGTATACAAACATCAAGCGGTTTTTCTTCAAATTCCGATGAAATAAAAACTGCTAGTTTATTAATGGATAACACCGTTATAAGACCATTTCAAGAACTTTTAATTGATAGCTTTGACCAAATACTAGCTTACAACGATATAGCCTTAAACCTATACTTTACGACCCTACAGCCACTAGAATTTACTGATGTAGATACATCAATACAAGATAGTGAGACTATAGAAGAAGAAACAGGTGTTGAGATGTCTGTTAATCTAAAAAAGATAGACGGTAAAGATGCTTATAAAACTATAGAAGAAGCAGAAGCAAAAGCCAAAGAACAAGGTTGCGAGGGTCATCACGAACACGAAGAAGATGGTGTTGTTTATTATATGCCTTGCAAAACACACGATGAAGTAACTAGAACCGAACTAGATAACTTTATGGAAGAATTTGGTGAAGATGAAGATTTAAGTGAATGGCAATTAATTGATGAAAGAAAAGTTGACTATGAAGATGAACAAGCACTAGATTACCAAATAGACGAACTAAACAAAAAAGATAAAAGCACGTTATCAAAAATATGGGAATTTGTATCTACTGGTACAGCAAGACCAAATTCAAAATCAGAACAAGATGATGACTTTGAGGGTATGAAATTTAAAGTACGTTATCAATATGCACCATTAAGAGATACTATTTCAGATGGAAAAGATGTATCAAGAAGTTTTTGCAAAAAAATGGTATCTGCTGCAAAGATATATCGCAAAGAAGATATTATTAAAATGGATAGTGTAAAGTTAAACTATGGTTGGGCAGAAAAGGGTAAGCAATCAAGTGGCTATTCTATTTGGGAGTACAAAGGTGGTGGTGCTTGCCATCATTACTGGGCTAGAAAAACGTATATGTACACACCAAAAGATAAACGCATTGATGTTAAATCTCCTAACGCACCCAAAATAAGTGTTGCCGAAGCAAGAAGAAAAGGGTTTAGACCAGAGAAAAACAATCCGCTAGTAGGAACAAAACCAATTAATATGCCCAACGAGGGGTTTGTAAACCGATAAATATGGCAACAGTATTATTTATAAATAGAACAGATTTAGTTAGAAACTCAATTTTAGATGGGTCAATTAATACGGACAAATTTATTTTTTTTATCAAAATTGCACAAGAAATTGATGTACAACAAATCATAGGCACAAATATGTACGATGGTTTAACTGCTGCTATTGTAGCTGGAATTGATTTACCAGCTAATGCAAGATGGAAAACTATTTTAGATGATTATATTGTAAGTATGCTTATATGGTACGCACAATCAAATTATATTCCATTCGCTGCTTACCAAATTTCTAATGGCGGAATTTTTAAACATAATTCTGAAAACTCACAAACTGTAGATAAAACAGAAGTTGATTTTTTAGTTGAGAAAGCAAGAACAAATGCAGAATGGTATTCAAGAAGATTTATAGATTTTATGAGTTTTAACCAGACTACATATCCAGAGTATACTAATAATGTAAATGATGATTTATACCCTAGTTATTCTGCTACATTTAACGGATGGGTACTATGATTTACAAACCAAAGGCAAAGAATATTAAAAAGCTAAAAACTTTTTTAAAGAAAAAAAATAAAAAAAATGATAGGAAGTCCAATATACAATAAATCTTTTTGGGGCAAAGGTGCTTGTAACAACACAGTTGGATGGGGTATAATTTACCGACCATTTGCTGGGTGTAGTGCAGTACCAGCCTTATTAGTATTATTACAAGCAAGAGCAGATTTTTACGAAAACGAAACTTGTACCACAGCAACTTTAGATGAACTTGAAAACATAATATAATGAGTAACCTTTTAGATAAATCTAGTATTGTACTTTCACCAACAGCCTATGACAATAGCAAAGTGCTATGTGTTAAACCAAGTGATGGAAGCGGTGACTTTGACTTTTCAAGAAATTCTGCAGCCACAAGAGTAAACGCACAGGGGTTAGTTGAAGATGTACAAATTCTATCTAGTAATTTAGTGCAGAATGGTGATTTTAGTCAATTAGGAAGTGAAGAAGTAACTAACGGAAATTTTGCAACGGATTTAAGTGGGTGGTCATCGATTACAAATGTTACTTGGTCATCTAATTTTGGTGGCTCTGCATTTATGAATGCTAATGGTACGAATGCTCAATTTAGGCAGTTTTTATCTTATGTGGTTGGCAAAACCTATAGAATTTCTTGGGAAGTAAAAGAAAATAATGGGTGTGATTTGTTTAGGGTTTACAATAACGGAGGGTTTACCAACATTACAGATAATTTCGTAGGAACACATACTCTTTATTTCACACAAACATCTGGAACTTTGTTTCTTTTAAGAAATGACACAATAGGTTCTAATATAACTATAGACAATGTTTCAGTAGTTGAGGTTGGGCAAAATTGGGATTTAACTGGAACTTGGATTATTGGAGATAATGTTGCAAATTGTGATGGTAGCCAATCAGGTAATGCAGATTTAATTCAAGCACTATCAACAGGTGCTGGTAAACAATACAAAATAACATATACTGTATCTAATTATTTAGCAGGAGATATAAAAGTCCGTTTAAGTTCTGGAAATACTACATCTGCACAATCAAGCAATGGTACTTTTACAGAAATAATAACAGCGGTAGTTAATGGCGGCTTTCGTTTAAGGGGTAATGATACTTTTAATGGCTCTGTAACAAACATATCAGTTATAGAAATAACAGATGATACTAACCTACCTAGGATAAACTACGAGGGTTTCAGTTTTGATGGTAGCGGTAATATAATTCCAGATAGTGGCTGCGGAAGTTGGTTGTTTGAACCACAGAGTACAAACCTAATAACTTATAGCGAGGATTTTAGTCAGTCTTATTGGAATACTTATGGAGCAGAGGTGAGCAGAACACTTGACACTTCACAGGCTAATCCTTCAGGAAGTAATGGAAGTTACATTTTTGAGGGTGTAAGTGGTTTGCGTAGATTTGGTAAAGTTATAAGTGTAACACCAAACACAGATTATACTATTTCATTTTACGCAAAGAACATTAATGCTACACTTTTAAGATTGCTATTTACTAACTCTTCAGTAAGTAGCAAAATTTACACATCTGAAGTAAGTACAACCAAGTGGAGTAGAGTTGAAGTTAGCTTCACATCGGGAGCAGGAACTAGCACTACTATTCAAATTCTTAGAGATTTGCCTATAGGGGAAAGTGTCTACATTTGGGGAGTTCAAGTAGAAGAACAATCATACGCAACATCTTACATACCCACAGATGGAACATCAGTAACACGAAACCAAGATGTATGTAACAATGGAGGGAGTGTTTCAACAATAAATAGTACATCGGGTGTTTTATATGCAGAGATAGCAGCTTTGGCAAACTCAAATGACAATAGAAGAATAAGTTTATCAGATGGAACTTTAAATAACAGAATTTTATTGTATTATGGAACTTCAAATAGTTTACTAATTTTATTTATTTTAAATGGAGTAACTCAAGCTACTTTTACCTATGCTTATACGATTACAAATTTTTCAAAAATAGCTTTTAAGTACAAGGAAAATGATTTTGCTTTATGGGTTGATGGTTTGGAAGTTGCAACAGATACAAATGGTAATACATTTTCTTTAAACACTTTAGATAGATTAAATTTCGATACTGCTACTGGTGGCTTAAATTTCTTCGGAAAAACAAAAGCACTAGCAGTTTGGAAAGAAGCTTTAACAGATACAGAACTACAAGAACTTACAACGATATGATGCAAATATATAAAACGAATTTTACAACAGAACAACAAGGGAAAGACTACCTATTAAATCTAGGGGTAATATTAGAAGTAGAGGGAGAAATAGTCTTTGCTAAAAATACCGCAGCAGTTGTGTATATCGGTAAGGTGGTAAAGATACCAGCTACATATGATAAAGATGGTAATATAATCACACCAGCAGTTTACTATGACGGCTATGCCATCGATGTAATGAGCAGCGACTTATTAAGTTTCGGAACTTATGAGGTATTTCCAGCAGACAAAGCAGCGCATAGCTTTTACGGGTGGGCAAAGGATGCAGAAGTACCTAAATAATTAGTATATTTGATTAAATCAAAAAACAATACAATGGGTACATTATCAAAAAGTGAGTTAAAAGTATTTAAAGAACAAGAAAAACAAAAACAAGCAATCTTACACGATTTAGGTTTATTAACTACACAGTCACATACACTATCACATATGTTTGCAGAACTTGCTATGAAGCAAGAACAAAGTAAAAAGGAACTTGAGGAGAAATATGGTAACATAGAAGTAAACCTACAAGATGGAACTTTTAAATTAATCACAGATGAAAAAAATAAGTAAACACATATCATACAAAGAAGCAGTTGGTTCTAATTATGCTAAACAATACGGCATAAAAAACAAACCAAATGATGAACAAGTTGAGAATATGAAACTACTAGCTGAAAAGGTGTTTGAGCCATTAAGAGAGTGGGTAGGTTGCCCAATAAGGGTGAATAGTATGTTTAGGTCTTTGGAACTTAATACTGCCTTAAAAGGCTCTCAAACGTCTTCACATATGAAAGGTGAAGCAATGGACATAACAAGTATGAGTTGTGATAAAGAAGATTGCAAAACTAATTTGGATATGTTTCATTATATAAAAGACAATTTAGAATTTGACCAACTTATATGGGAATTTGGGAGTGAACCAAAATGGTTGCACGTTTCTTATAACAAAGACAAAAACAGAAAGCAAGTATTAGTAACCAAAAGACAAGGTGTATATTACACTTATTAATATGCCTATACCTAAAAAGAAAGCAAACGAAAAGCAAAGTGATTATATGATGAGGTGTGTACCTCAACTAATGGAGTACCACAATAAATCACAAGCAATAGCAATTTGTTATCATAACTTTCAAGGTTATGAGATAGAACTTGAAACCTATAACGATTATCCAGATAGTGCATCTAACAATGCAAAAAAAGCTATTAAGTACAAAGAAAAAAATGGCTCATCTTGTGGTACAAGAATAGGCTGGACACGTGCTGGTCAATTAGCAAGAAAAGAAAACATCTCAAGAGATACTATAGCAAGAATGGCTAGTTTTAAAAGACATCAACAACACAAAGATGTACCTTACAAAGACGGTTGTGGTGGTATTATGTGGGATGCTTGGGGTGGCACTTCTGGTGTTGAATGGGCAATAAACAAATTAAAATCAATAGATAAGAAATGATAACAGATTATAAAACATTGCTTATAAATTTAGGAACATTTTTATTTTCAATGACAAACGTGGATGTATTTTTAAAGGTAATTTTATTATTAGTAACAATCGGTTACACTTTACATAAATGGTATTTACTAAATAAGAGTAATGGAAAAAAGAAAAAGCAAAAAAAAGTTTAAAGATACTAGAGTAGGAAAATTTCTTACTAAAGTAGCACCAAACATTTTAAAGGGTGTTAGTGACATTGTACCCGATGCTGGTGTTTTAAAGCTTGTAGGTAGTCTTATAAGTAAAGATGATGTACTTGCACCTAAAGACAAAGAAGAAGCCTTAAAACTGCTTGAAATGGATATTGTAGAAATGCAAGAGGTTTCTAAAAGGTGGTCTAGTGATATGTCAAGTGATAGTTGGCTATCAAAGAATGTAAGACCAATGATGTTAATATTTCTTACAATATCAACCTGGCTATTAATTCTTATGGATAGCTTAAATATAGAATTTGGTGTAGGTACTGAATGGATTGATTTGCTTAAATCACTTTTAATTACAACCTATGTTGCTTATTTTGGCTCAAGGGGTATTGAAAAATATAAGTACATTTCGCAGAAATAGAATACTATCCCAAAATCATTATTCTTATAATTATTCTTTTATTTAGTAATTTTTTTTAATATATATTTTTAGATTTATATTTATATATATTTCTAATTATTTATTTTATATATTTGAAGTAATAAAAAAGTGTAAAGTTATTACTTATATTTTAAAAAAACAAATAAAGTTTGGAAAACACAAAATGTATTAAGGTTAGAAAGAATTATTATTTATTAATAGTAGATGATAAATCATTAGGTGAGTTTCAGAAAAGCCAATTAAAACATATAATACAAACAATAGATAATGCCATCTAAACTATCAAGAAGCAAAATAGTTAAAAAACTAGATGCTATATTTAGCCAGTACATAAGGTTAAAAGATGCAGACCATAATGGTGATGTATCTTGCTTTACTTGTGGTAAGGTTTCACATTATAAGATAGGTATGCAATGTGGACATTTTCAATCCAGAAAACACTATGCAACCAGATGGCTAGAAATGAATGTAGCTGTGCAGTGCATCGGCTGTAATTTATATAAATCAGGTGAACAATTTTTGTTTGGTAAGTACCTAGATAAAAAGTTTGGTGTTGGTACTGCTGAAGAATTATATATAAAATCAAAAGAAACTGTAAAGTATTCTAATGATGAACTACTAGACAAGATTAAACATTATAAAGAGTTGGTAGATAGTTTATAAAAGACTATCTTTGGGTATTCTGTTTTGTTAAGGAAAAGGGGTTTGGCTATATGTCAAGCCTTTTTTTTTGTTTTTTTTTAAAATATAGTTGTGTTATTAAATAAAATGTTTATATTGCGGTATATTAATTAACTAAAACAGAATATTTTTGGAATTTACTAAAATCATAAAAGGTGTATACGGAAACAAAGAAACAGGTTTCTACATAGAGAGAGATAGTAGTCTTGAAGGACAATTAAAATGGGTTATACAGAATATAAACCCTGAAATAATAGAAGTGTATATAGCAGATGGAAATGACCAAATATACCATACACTTAAAGAGGCAAAACAATCAATAAAAATATAACTAATAATTAAACAGAATGAGAACACAGAAACACGATTTAAAAGCCAAGATTAAAAAATTTGAATTAGAGTTGTACGAAGCAATCTTAAAAGAAGATGCAACTTTACAAATTAGAATTAAAGAAAATTTAGATGTATTAAAATCAACCTTATACAACATACAATAATGGGAACTAACTTTTCACAAGAAACCGCCCAAACTAAATTTGATGAGTATACATATAGAATAGAAGCTTTATGTAATAAGATAGAAGAATTAAAAGCACAAATAGAAGTATCACAAATATTTAAACAATAACAAAATGGAATTAAACAATTTATCAAAACCTTTAGAAATACAAGATATTGACTTTAGGGTACAATCAATTAACAAAGGTGGCTATGCCACTATATTAGCTTATAAAGATGCAAGGGTAGACATTAAAAGACTTAATGAGGTTTGCGGTGTATTAGGCTGGAAAAGGGAACACACAAGAGATAATAGAAATTGTATTGTTTCTGTTTGGGATGCAGCAAATAAACATTGGGTGTCAAAAGAAGATACTGGTACAGAAAGTATGGCAGATAGTCAAAAGGGTTTAGCTAGTGATAGTTTTAAACGTGCTTGTTTTAATTTAGGAATTGGTATTGAATTATATGATTATCCTATTATACAGATTAAATTAGATGCTAATGAATTTAAAATAGAAAACCAAAAGGTTAAACAAACTTGGGATTTAAAATTAAAAGAGTGGAGATGGGTTAGTGAGTTTAATGGTAATAAATTAGTTGGTTTAGCTTGTAAAGACCAGAAAGATAAAGTTAGATTTGTATATGGTAAGTTTGAAAAAAAATAGATATGATTAGCAACGAGATATTTGAACACTACAGAATAAAACAAAGAGAAGTTGTAAAGGCTAAAAACCTTTTAAGACTTAATGGGTATTCAATTAAAAAAAACATAGAAATTTTAGAAAATGAGAAAAATTAAAAAACCATTAAATGATAAAATAAAGTTTATACCTTGTAATGAAAATAGATTAATACATTCATACACAAGAACAGATAAAAAATCTAAAAGAAAAATTAATAACTAAATAAATAAATTATGAGTGATTTTAAAGTAACTGGTAAAGTAGAGAAAATCCTTCCAGTAGTAAAAGGAACAAGTAAAGCTGGTGCAGAATGGCAAAAGCTAGAATTTGTTGTAAAAACAGATGATGAATATAACAACATTTATTGTTTTGAGATATTTGGAGAAGAAAAGGTTGAAGCCTTTAACAAGTACACAAAGTTAAATGATATGGTTGATGTAAAGTTTAATGTGAAAAGCAACGAGTGGAAAGATAAATATTTTACATCTCTTGCAGCTTGGTCTGTTTTTAAAGCAGAAGCACCACCAGCTTTTGAACCAGTAACAGAAACAGTAGAAACAGATGGGTTACCATTTTAATTAATAAAGGGTGTGAGTTTTTAGCTTACACCTTTTTTTTTATATATTTAACAAATGACAGAAGAAGAACAATTAGTAGTACAGTATTTTGAATACATAAATGACAATGCAAATATAAACCCCAATGAAGAAATTACATACCCACCAGTAGCTTTGAGTTGTGGTTCGTTTGATTTAGCATCAAGTGAGGGAAAAGAAACATATCCAATACCTATTGGGACATTTGGAAACATCTCTTTTATCCAAGCACCGCCAAAGACAATGAAGACATATTTTTTAAGTTTATTAGCATCAGTTTTTTTAAGCAACAAAACAAAAGACAAAGGCAATATAAGAGGGCACAGAGACAATAAAAAGGTTTTACACATAGATACAGAGCAAGGACGTTTTCACGCACAGAGGGTATTTAAAAGAGTTGCTACAATGTCTAAAGACAAGAACAATTATTATACTTATGCTTTAAGACAATACACACCAAAAGATAGGTTATCTTGGATTGGGTGGAAACTTAAACAAGAACCAGATTTAGGTTTAATTCTCATCGATGGAATTGCCGATTTGGTAAATGATGTGAACAATATAGAAGAATGTAATTTTGTGGTACAAAAACTAATGGAATGGTCAGAGGTTCATAACGTGCATATACTTACAATCATACATTCTAATTATGGTTCAGAGAAACCTACAGGATGGTTAGGTTCAGCACTTGAAAAAAAGGCAGAAACACAAATGATACTAGAAGCATCTGGTGATGGAACTATTGTAAGATGCAGAAGAAGTAGAGGTTATCCATTCCAGCCTTTTACCTTTTCAGTTAAGGATGATACACCATACATAGTAGGTGATTATAAGAATAATTTAGAATTTTAATGGTACAAGAAACAATGATATTAGTTGCTGCAAAGCACAAAGAATGGTTAGAGATAGTTTTATCCTTTGGTTGCAAGAAAGAAGTAGCAGAAGATTTAGTACAAGAAATGTATATTAAAATACAACTCAAACTTGATAAGGGTTTAGATATAATGTACAACGAAAAAGAAATAAACTATTACTACATTTTCAAAACATTAAGAACATTGTTTTACGATTTAAAAAGAAAAGGCAAAAACATCACTATGGTTTCTATAGATGATATTCATTTAACAACTACAGATGTAAACTTTACAGAACCATACGATAAAATACAAGAAGAACTATCAAAAATGTTTTGGTATGATAGAAAAGTATTTGAAATAATAAACGAGGGTGAAAGCATAGCAGAGTTTTCTAGAAAAAGTATGATACATTACTATTCACTTTACAACACATATAACAAAGTTAAGAATAAACTAAAAAAATTACTATGAGAGAAAAATTTGAAAAGGATTTAGAAACTGGTAAGGTTTATGAAAAGAAAGCACTAAACTTAATTCAGAAAGATTACCCAAAAGCATTTATACAAGATGGTTATTTTTTAGAATGGGATATATATATACCAGAATTAGATATGGGGGTTGAGGTTAAAAGTGATGCACAATATAAAAAGACTGGTAATTTTTATGTTGAATATGAGTGTAATGGAAAACCAAGTGGTATTGCTGCAACAAAAGCTAAACAATATTATATCTATTTAGATAAATTATATATTCTTAAAACAGAAGATTTAAAAGATAAATGCCGAAAATACCTAGACACAAAGAGAGATAAAAAAGGTGGTGATAATATGGCAAGTAAAGGAATAATAATACCAATAGAAGAATTATGAAACTAGGAAACATTATTTATTACATAACAAAATATACTGGCATTAAATACCTGGTAGATAAATACCACAAATTAAGAGGTACTAAATGTGAATGCAACAACAGAAGAAAAAAGTTAAATGAAATAAAAATTGATAGATGGTAAAATTTAATAAACAAGACTTTGAAAGCTGGAGCAACTTTAGGTCAGAACCCAAAAGCACATTACAACCTTATGAGTTTGATTTAATTTGTGAGTTACACGCAACGTACTACAAACATAAATACCAAAAACCTTGCACTTGCAATCCAAAGAAAATAAAGTTATGGATAAAACAACTTAACATAATTTGGAACAATGGGAATTAAAACAATAAACGAATGGGAAAAAGCGGTTGTGTTTTTACTTAACCTAGATGGTTGGGATTTAGAATGGTGTGCTGGTGGAAACAAAATATATGATGCTATTGGTAAAACACCAAAAGGAAAAGATTGTGTTATTGAGATGAAATTTAGAAAAACACACTATGATGAAAAAATGCTTGAAAAAGAAAAGTATGATAATTTAATGAAACTAGATGTTGTTAGGTTATTTTTTGTTAATGACCCTAAAGGTAACTTTATGTATTGGCTTGATACTTTAGAGATGCCAAAGCCAGTAAAAAAGTATTGCCCAGATACAACTGTATATACAAAGAAAAGATTGCTTAAAGATGTTTACTTGCTTAAAGAAAACCAAGCAGTTAGAATAAATATAAACATAGAACCAAATTAGTTGTTAAATGTTTTGTTTATAAAGTAAATAGTATTACATTTGGATATTATTAATTTAAAAACAGAATAAAATGAAAACAATTAAAAACAAAGTTTACACAAAAAAAGATTTTAACAATGTAATTGTACCATCTTGGCAAAGGTGGAGAAATGAAAACAATGTTAAAGATTTAGCAGAAGCGGTTTCAACACAAGGTCAAATGCGTGATGTATTAATTAGTGTTACAAAAGATGGCACTAAAATATTAACCGATGGGGCACATTTAAAATCTGCAATGTTAGATGTTCTAAACCTTAAAAAAATAAGTGTTAAGGAGATTTATGTAAAAGACCAAGAAGATGCAAGAAATGCGTTTATATCATTTAACACAAGAGGTAAAGTGCTAAAGCAAATTGACTATGTAGTTAGTTATGCTGGTTCAAACCACAAAGAGTATAAAAAGTTTTTAAGAGATGTTTTACAAAGTCCAAAAAATTTAAAAGAAGCAAGTGATGTGCATAGTAGACTATTTACAATACCAGCTTTAATAAAAATATTTTTAGGAAAAGATGGTAAAAACATTAAAAATGGTTCTGCTACTTTAACAAAAGAGTTTAATAGAACTTTAAACTTGGTTGAGTATTTAGGTGAAAACTATTTAAAGAATGGTAAACTAATTAAGCATTTAGAAAAAAATGGTAAATCAATGAAATTAAATGGTGGTAGCATTATACCAGTTATGTTTAAATTAAGAACAAACAATATTTTAGAAAAGACTAATAAAGAAATATTAGATATTTTAATTGACTTTACAACATACCATTTTAACTCAACACAAAGTTGTTCATTTACTAAAGATGCGGTTGAGCAAACCTTTTCAACATATGTAAAAGAATTAGTATAATGAAAGGATATATTTATAGTGCCCAGATACCAATGTTTGGGCACAAAGATATTATAGGTTATGGTACTGATGAATTTTATATTATTGAAATACCAAAAGATGTCAGTAAAGAAATAATAATTAAAAACCATTATTCACACAAAGTCTGTAATGATGCAACAACACATATACATTTAGGTTGTTATATTAATGGTGAGTTGTTAGGGTGCTTACAATATGGCTATGCAATGAACCCACAAAGTTGTAATAGTGTTGTTAGTGGAACTAAATTAAACCAATATAAAGAATTAAATAGAATGTGGTTTGATGATAAAGCTAAAAAAAATACAGAAAGTAAAGCAATATCTTATAGTATTAAATACATAAAAGGTAAGTTTAAAACTGTTAAATGGGTGCAATCATTTGCAGATGAAAGATGTGGTGGATTGGGCATTGTTTATCAAGCTTGTTCTTTTAAATATTATGGTGAACACACAAGTATATTTTGGAGTTTTGAGGGTGAAACATATCATAATAGTTTAATTACAAATAACAATAGAAATAAAAAAGCTGAACTAGAAAAAAGAGGTTTTAAAGAAAAGGCTATAAAAGAAACATTAAGACAATTTAGGTATATAAAGTTTTTAGACAAAAGCTGGGTTAAGAAATGCAACCATAAAGAACAACCATACTTAAAACACTATAACAACGACTGATGGAAGTAAACAAAGCAGCTTGGGAAAAGTTAAAAAAGCAAATAGAATTTCATACTGAACAAGATAGTGAGATAACTGATGTGCAAATTAACTACCAAGTAAAACCAGGTAAAAAGAATTATTTAAAACTTAACATAACAATAGACAAATGGGACAAGATAACAGGATAGACAGGCTACAAGCAAGAATGGAAGAACAACAAGAACTAATTGCAGTACTTTACAAGCAGTTAGATGAAAAAGAAAATCATACATACGTGGGTGAAACACATACCTTACATTGTTCTGATGGTGAACTTGTAATTGGTTACGGTAATGTAGACGAAGACAAAACACTTGTAATGGATGCTGACCAGCTTTTTAGAGACTTACCAAGTATTATAAGTATGGTGTGCAAAGAACAAAAGAAGATACAACAGATGCACCTAGAAATGATTAAAATAGCACAAGCAGAATTATGATTTTATTAGTAGATGCAGATAGTTTAATCTTTGCAAGTTGTTACCGCAAAAGAGAAACACCAGATGATGAAAAGTACTACACCGATATAGAGGATAGTAGAAACAAGTTTGACCAGCAGTTTATGAAAATCGTAAATGACTTGGAAGAAAAGTACACCATTGACAAAGTGTTATGTTTTAGTGGTTCAAAGGGTAACTTTAGAAAACTTATAACAAAGAAGTACAAAGCCAATAGAAAGAAACAAGAACTACCACCGCTTTTAAATGAGATGCATCAATTTGTAAAAGACCAATACGATAGTATATGGGGTTATGGTATTGAAACAGATGATATGGTTGCAAGGTACTGGAAACAGATTAGTGATGATTTAGGTAGGGATGAGGTTATGATTGTATCAATAGATAAAGACTACAAACAATTCCCTTGCTTGATGTACAACTATCATTACAAGCACCAGGTTGTATTAGACATAACAGAAGAAGAAGCAATGTATAATTTTTATGAGCAAATGATTGTTGGCGATACTGCTGACAATGTAAACTACTTTAAAGGTAAGGGTGTTAAGTTTGCAGAAAAGCATTTTAAAGATTGCAACACAAAATACCAATACACAAGAAAGCTATACGAATTATTTAAACAAGAATACAAAGGTAAAGCAAGACAAAAATATGCAGAGTGCTACCACCTTTTAAAATTAAGAACACAATGAAAGATAAAATAGTAGAAGATTTAAAAAGAGAGTTTGACATAAGAAGTTGTGTAGGAATAGACAAATACAAAACAACACTACAAGACAATAAGCACGATGACTTTTTACAACACTTAAAAGAAGAACTAATGGATGCAGCTTTATATATCCAAAAACTACAAAGTAAATGAATTACAACACAATACTATTAGAAACACCAGAAGAAGTAAGTGATTTGCTTATTAAATTATCTGGCATAGATATATATAAACAAACAAGAAAAAACGAATACGTAGAACATCGTGCTTTACTATGTTATATATTAAGAAACAAACTAGATATGAGGTGGCACAGCATAGCTAGGTTTGTAAAGTCAAAAGGAAAATCTTATGACCACGCAACGGCAATCTATGCAAACAAAATGTATCCTATCTATAAACAATCAAACTTTGATTACTATGATAAACTAGAAAGCCAATTTATAGTAAGGTCACAATTACAATACAGCCAACTGTCAAGATTAGAGATTATAGAAAAAAAACACGAAGCACTAGAGAAAGATTATTTTAAAGCAATAGAAAAACTAGAAAAACTAACAAAAGAAAGTAACCTCACACAAAATGAAAAGCAATACAGAAACTTGGAAGAAGAACAACAAGATATGTATGATGAACGTGCAGCTTTGGTATTAAAGTCTTTTGAATGGAAACAAAACAATAGTGAATACGAAATAATAAACTGTGCAACTTAAAAACAGAATTATGAAAATACTAAATTTATATGCTTGTTTAGGTGGTAACAGATATAAGTGGGATGAAGTAACTAATGTAGATGTTACTGCGGTAGAATTAGACCCAGAATTAGCCAGGTTATACAAAGAAAGGTTCCCTAATGATAAAGTTATTGTTGCAGATGCACACCAATACTTATTAGACCACTACCAAGAGTTTGATTTTATTTGGTCATCACCACCTTGTCCAACACACAGTAGAGCAAGATATTGGGGTTTTGGTGCTAATGGTAAAAACCCAACATACCCAGATATGAAATTGTATCAAGAAATAATATTTTTACAACATCATTGCAAAGGTAAATATGTGGTTGAAAATGTAATACCATACTATGAACCAATGTTTAACCCAATAAAAAAAGGCAGACATTTATACTGGACAAACTTTAAACTACCTAATAAATTAAGTGAAAGAGGGGGGAAGTTAAAACAAAAAGATACTAATTCAGAAAGTTTAATTCATTATAATAGTTTTCACGATTACGATTTTAGAAAATATAAAGGAAATCAATTAACTTTAAAAATAGCAAGAAACCTAGTAGATTATGAAGCTGGTAAAACAATATTAGAAACAGCATTAGGAATAATAACAAAATCAAACATAAAACAAACAGAATTATTTTAATATGATAAAAAAAGAATGGCTATTTATGCAAACACCAAAAGAAAAAGCATACAACATATATAAGAAGTTTTACAACGTAGATGGTCAAGGCTTTAACAATACAATAAGCGGTGATATAGCAAAGCAATGTACAAAGCTGCATATAAGCATTATACTAGAAAGTGAGATACTAAAACCATCTAACAACATAGAATACTACCAAGAGGTACTAAACGAAATAGAAAAGCTATGAACAAGAAACTAATACAAAAGCTACAACAACTACTAGACAAATTACCAAAGGGTAAAGAAAGAAAAGCAATTAGAGAAAGACTGTTAAACTTAAAGCTAAATAAATAAATATGAATTATCAAACTTTTTTATTTTCTCAATTATTTATGAACCATATTGAGGATTACAACACACAGTACCAAGAACTTGAATATGATTTAATTTACAATGAAGTGTTAAAGCATAAAAATTTATTTATAAATTCAAATTACAATGTAGATGTAAGGAGCGAATACGATTGTATTTTAGATTACCTTTTAAATGAAATTAAATAAGTAAATTAATTACGTTATATAATTGAATAAACAAAATATTTTCAAATGGATAAAAGAAAAAATAACGGTGGTGTAAGAGAGGGTGCTGGTAGACCAAAGAAAGCAGATGAACTTAAACTTATTGAAAAGCTAGACAACCTTATAGATAATGATGAGGTAATTAAAACACTTGGCAAACAGATTTTAAAAGGTGATAGTCGTGCTATGTCATTATACTTTGGTTATAGATATGGTAAACCAAAAGAAAGTGTAGACATAACCTCAACAGATGGGTTTAATATTAACTTTAAAGATATCATCAAATTTAAGTGATAGAAGTTGACCCAAAGTACAACCCTATCCAAACATCAGATGCCAGGTATTATATTGTTACTGGTGGTCGTGGTTCGGGTAAATCGTATTCTATAAACTTGTTATTGTTGTTGCTCACTTTTGA